TCCATTTAGCCTGATTCATTATGAATCGTTTCAGATCATTCTTATACTTGATAGAGATTCTCTTTCGTTTCTTTGGTGGCTTGCATTGACTTGCAGGCTTCACCTCTATAATATACTTCTTAATCTCTCCCTCTGCATTCTGTACTTTAGCATAAAAATCAACAAAATATCGTCTAGTTTTCTTCTCAATCTGATTGTAATATGGTATGATGACATTCTCTGATGCCCACTCAAGAACAGATGGATGTCTATCCAAATACTTCATGTACTTAAGCTCCCATGATGATCTATATATCACTTCTTGCAGATCAGCTACATATTTTGCTTTATTATGTACCTTATAACGGCCAATTGATTTCTTATAATTCATAGTAGTTGTATAAATATAGTGAGTCACTAGTATTTATACGGAGAGAAACGATGCCAACTATTATGGAATTTAAAGCACAAATGAAGAGTGGATTTGCAAGACCAAATCTATTTAAAGTAGAGATTTCTGGAGTTATAGCAAGTAAACAAGGCAAATATCAAATGAGTTGTTTTCAAGCACAAATACCTGGCCATAATATTGCAACAACAGACAAAGACATTGCTTATCGTTCCATAGCATATCAAAAAATATTCTCCGATGTTATTCTTGGATTTTATGTTGATTCTAATTTATCACAACTAAAATATTGGCAAGAATGGATAGATAAAATAATAAATAAAACAACGAATTATCATAATTATTATAATCAATATATTGGTGAAGTTAAAATAACACAAGAAAATCGACACGGAAATAAAGTAGCAACATGGACACTACATGATGCATATCCAAAACAAATAGATCCTATCCAATTGGATTACGGAACTAACGATGCTGTTATGACTTGTAATGCAACCATAACATATCGTCACTTTACTGTTTGTTGGCATGACATTGTTAAGATTGATGAAAGAGGAGAAAAAACATATGCTGAACCTAAAACCTCTGATATGAATTCCGATGCGATGACACCAACACTTGATAAAACTCAAGCACTATTACGAATTACACAAGAAGAATTTGATGAAATGTATCCATACTTTGATCGAATGACACCAGCAGATCAAAAAGCAGTACTATATCTGTATGGTGCAAACCATCCACTCGCAGATTCAAAAAGTGGAGGAGCCTTACATATGGTTAACACATAATATTAACATCATTTTATATAGGAGTGAAATGAAATGGGATTACCAACAATTGTAGTACCACAATATACATTAACAATACCATCAACAAAAAAAGAAGTTAAGTACAGACCGTTCTTAGTTAAAGAAGAAAAAATACTTCTCTTAGCTATGGAATCTGAAAAGCCAGAAGAAATTATAGAGGCAACTAAGACAATAATTAACAACTGTGTCTATGGTGATATTAATGTTGAAGAAATGCCAACATTTGATGTTGAATATATATTTCTCCAACTACGAGGTAAAGCAAAAGGAGAAGTTCTTGATTTAAAATACAACTGTCCAAAATGTAAACAAGAAATTCTAGTAGATATTAACATTGATGATATTGCAATAAAACGAAATGAAGAACATACTAAAGATGTCAAAATAACTGAAGAATTAGGTGTAATGATGAAATATCCAAACTTATCATTACAAACAAAAATAGCACAAGAAGATGAAAAACCAGAAGTAGAAAGACTATTTGAAACCATGATAGATTGTATTGATTACATTTATGATAAAGAAACTACATATCCATCTAAAGACCATACAAAAGAAGAAATGACAATTTTTCTGGAATCATTAACAGATAATCAGTTTCAAAAAATTTCAAAATTCTTTGAAACATCACCTGTTCTCAAACATAATATAAAATTACATTGTAAAAACAAAGGTAAAGTTCCTAAAGGTGAAAAGAAAAAAGAGTGTGGTTATAAAGAAGAAATATCATTGGAGGGACTCAACTCTTTTTTCGCATAGCCCTTTGTCATGAGTCGTTAGCGAATATGATAACAACAAACTTTAACATGATGCAACATCACAAATATTCACTAACTGAATTAGATAATATGATTCCATGGGAAAGGGATATTTACGTCAATCTACTTATCAAATATATTGCAGAAGAAAATGAAAGAATCAAACGACAAAACAATCAGAGGTAAAGACTAATGGCGGAGTCAGGATGGAAAACAATTGGAAATGTAAATTATTATGATGAGATAGTTGAACCCGAGCAACAAGGCATAGCTGAAGCTCAACAAGGTGCTTTGGAAGAAACACTACAGAATGTTAAAAAATCTCTATGGGATATTGAGCGTCATACACATGACACTCAATCTCGTCTTGATAAAAATAATAAGTCCGGTCCTGCCTTTTTTACCAAAGAAATATCTCGTTGGGCAGCCGACCCATGGGGACTAGATATAATGAACGAAACTCTCCCCGAGATTCGTGATGCTGTCGAAGAATTAGGTGCATCAAAAGACAACTTCCTGACCAGAGGTCTTGAAAGTATAAAAAACATATTATCTAACTCTGCAATAGCACGAAAGAGTGATAGTCCCCTTGAAACATCCCTTATCAGTTTAAGAGAATCTACTGTTTCATTCAATGAAAAAACTCTGCGTTGGCATGATGACCAAACTAACTTAATGGTCAAAGGCACTGACCCACGTGTGGCCGAAGCAATGAAACCAGAAAGAAAAACAGTTGAAGCTGAAATCCATTGGGGAGCTACCATTGCTGGTTTCTTAGAAGATATATCCAAAGATGTGAAATTGATCCTAGATAAATTATCTGGTGTAGATAAAAAAGAAAAAAAAGTATCAGCAGAAGATAAATTAGAAACTGGCGTAGCTGCTAAAAAAGGAGCAGCAGAAGAAAAAAAACAAACTGGTTTCTTGCAAGGTATGTGGGAGAAAATGAAAGAAAAGGCCAAGAAAAGTTGGTTCGCAGAAAATTGGAAACTGATATTAGGTGGTTTACTTTTTCTCTTTGCTCCTCTGAAATGGATAAAGAAATTATGGAACTTAGTGGTGGGAATATACGATTTTATTATGGGAAAGAAAACAACTAAGCAAGATGTAAATAAACAACAAACAAAAATAGATTCACTTAAAAAAGATTTTTTAAAAAAGGGTCATATTACGAGTTTTGACCAAGAAGTAATTGATAGAGAAGAAGCAAAACTAGCTAGACTTAAAAAAGAAGAAGAATCAGGGGATCGCATTGGTGGAATGTTCGGAAAAGGTGGTTTTCTGGAAGGTTTTGGATTAGAAATTGTTTTGATAACTGCTGGACTAGCACTTTTCGGGCCAGCCATACTTGGTGTCGTTGGAGGATTAATTGCTGGTTATAAAATGATTAAGGGTGGCATTGGAATGGTTACTGGTGCTTTCAAAGGTGTGAAGAATTTTGCCAAAAACTTTACGCGAGTAAAAGACCCAGGAAAAGCACACACACAAGCTTTAAAAGAAAATGCAAAACGAAGTAAAGTAGCAGGAACAGCAGGAGAAACTGGGGCAAAGAAAACAGCAGAGAAGGTAGGAACCAAGGGAGCAGAGAAGGCAGGGACTAAAGCAGTAACAAAAACAGCAACCAAGGGAACAGGTAAAGCAGTAGGTAAGGCAGTAGGGAAGAGCCTTCTGAAAAAAATTCCTGGTTTAGGCTTACTTTTTGGTGCAGGGTTTGCTGTTTCAAAAGCAATGGCTGGTGACTTTACTGGTGCTGGAATGGAATTAGCATCTGGTGCCATGTCAATTGTTCCTGGTATTGGAACAGCTGGTTCAGTTGCGATGGATGCTGCTATTATGGCAAGAGATATGGGAGCAATGAAGAGCAAAGAAAAAGAAGGGAAACAATTAGGTGACGATCTTAATAAGGCATATAAAGAAGGAGAGAAAGAAGCTGCCGTAGACAAACAAGAATCAGACAAAGCAACAAAGATAACTTCCGCAATAGAAAAGAAAAAGAAAAAATCAGATGATTACGTTGCAGCTCGAGATCAAGGAGTAAAAACAGGTGGTGGTGATGAGTCTGAGTTTTCTGAACTAAATAAAAAAGATCAAACAAAACTTTTTGAGTTTGCAAAAAAACAAGGTGTATCTGAAAAACAAGTTAGAGGTGGTTATTTCAACTATTCTGAGTTTTTGGATAGAGGTTCT